TTTGAATATGTAATTGAAATGATATGTGATTGGTTAGGTGCTGGTATAGTTTATTCAAAACAAAAAGTAGATTATAACAAGCCTTATAGTGAGCCATTAGAATATTATAATAAATGCAAAAACGAAAGAATATTCCATGAAGATACACAATGGCTAATTGAGTTTTATTTAAAAATGATAAAAGAAAAAGGTATTAATTATTTTTGCAAATACATTAAAAAGAATGAAGGTCAAGAACGGGCATCTTATATGAATTTATATTAGATTTATTTAAGGAGATGATAAAGTGAGTGCTAAAGAGACAGTAAGAGAGAATAGTATGAAATACAAATTAAAAGATGGTGTATTATTTCATATGGTTAATAAAAAAAGTAAAATGAGTTTTGATTTTAATTTATCAGATTATTATGACAAAGAAACTAGGACTTTTATTTTTCCACAGGGATATGTAGCATGGCATTTAATGGCAGAAGTATTTAGAGAATTTTTAATACCATTAGACTTAGTAGAAAAAATTGAAGACTCGGAAAACAAAGGTGGCAATAATGAAAAATAATATTAGATTAGATGAAAATTTAATATATAAAGATGAAAGTTTAACATCTAAAATAACCACTGGCGATATTGTTATTAAATTAAATGATAATAATAAATCTATATTAGAAATAGGAAATATCAAAATATATAACATAAAAAGATTTAGTTGGCTCCAAAGAAAAATGTTTAAAGTATTTTTTGGAGTTGAAATATCTAATTTAGAAAATAAAGGTGGTAATAATGAAAAATAAAGAGATAGAAGAATTATTAAATGAATTAAAAGAATATGCTAGTGGTGGTATGAGTGGTTTATATCCAAGTGAAGATACAGTTAAAAATTTTGTATCATACATAGAACAACTAGAAAAGAAAGTAGACCAATACGAAAATCCAGATGATTTAACACTCTTTTATATGTGGTTGGATACAAAAGCAAAAGATAAAATGAAACAACTAGAAAAAAGAAATAAAGAATTATATGAAGGTTTTATGGCAACACAAGAAGAATTAACTGATTATGCAACTAAAAATGAACAACTAGAAAATAATAGAGATAAAGCAATTGAAGTAATAGATTTAATGGCACCAGAATTATGGAACATAAGTAATGCAATGACATATAAATTAAAAGATATTAAATATATATTAAAAGGTGATAGTGATGAATAAGATAATACCTTCTGTAATAGAAGATAACGGGGAATATTATATTCATATGGAAGAATATAAAAAAGTAAAAGAATTAGGAGAACACTACAAACATTTATATAGTGAAGTAAAGAAACAAAAAGATGATGGTGTTAAATTCTTAAAATCTATTGAAATGGATAAAACTGATAAATACATACCATTAAGAGATTATAAAGAATTTGGTATTTTATTAAGAATGTTAGGTGAAATATATGAGTAAAGAAAAAATAGGATTAGATTATGAAAAAGAATGTGAAATGTTAAGAATGCAATTAGAAGAACAAGCACACGAATTTATGAATAAAATAGATAGCATACGAAATGAAAAAAATATGATTATTGAAAATCAAATGAAAGAAATAGAATTTTATAAAAATATTATTAAAGGAATATTACACTTTTAAGGTAGGTGAAATAGAATGAATGATAAACCAATGAAATATAAAGATTTAGAAGTTAAATGTGAATGTGGAAGAAAAATAAAAGTTGCTTATCCTATACCAGCATTAAGCGAATACCATGATGATATGTATATATCACAAGAAATGGAATATCAAGAAAGAAAACAATTACAATCCAACTGGAATAGTTTAAGAGAGTTTGTAACTTTAAAAGAAAAGCCAAAAGTATTTGGTGCTAAAAATGGTAAAACATTAGAATTAGCAATGGAATTTGTATTTGATATGGTATTAGATAAAATGAACGAATTAGAAGGAGAAGAAGATGAGTAAAAAATATAACGATGAAGAAAAAGTCTTTTTAACAATAGACGAAGCTAAAGACATAGCTAATATAGTTGATAATCAAATTCATTGCTTCATGAATCCATCTTTTGGATTATTAGGAGCAGATTGGTCGGAAGAATCATTTATAAATTTATTAAATAAAGCAGCTACCATTGAAGTAGGTGGTAGTCAATGCAGGGGGATGAAACATGCAATAGCAGTCATAGAAAATAAAGAGGTATATTTCTTTGAACATAATGAGGAAAAGCTAAAAGAATTATTAAAACAAAAAGGAGTGGACGATGAATAGCAAAGAAATAATAATAATCCTAAACAGAATAAAAGATATCGCTGAGGATGAAATGGGTGATAATAAATTAACATTAACAAAAACAGAAGTAGAAAATTTATATACATATTTAAAAGAAATAAAAAAACAACATGAAAGGGATATACAATTAATTACAAATATTCAAATGGAAATGTTGCAATATTTTAATAAATAAAAGGAGTTAATATGATATATGAGGAATATTATGAAAAATATCTTGAACTAAGAAAAACAAAAGATAAAATAAATAAATTAGAAAATAAGAAAATATCATTAATGAGTTTGGTTGATGTTAAATCTGTAACTGGAAAAGATATTGTTACACTCACAAATACCAATACAGATAAATTTCTTTTGTATAGTTCTGAAATAGAAGAGGTAGAAGAAAAAATAATTTATAAAAGAGATTTATTAAACGAAATAAAAAAACAATTAGATGAAAAAGAAATAGAATTAAAGAACAGTCAAGAAACACTAGATAAGGTATATTATTATAAATACATTAATAGACTAAAATATTCTCAAATATGTGAAAAGATAAACTACGAGAAGTCATCATTTTATAAATTTCTTAATACGATCAATAAAAGGTTATCAGAGATAAAGAAAAAAAGTTCGGAAAAAAATGGAAAAGAGTAGTGTTACAATGGTATTGTGAATGAATATAAAAAATCATTTACTATTATATGTACTTTTTTTCTTTTATTTTACTTTAGTTCTACTTATTTTACCTCCCGTTTATATATATTGAAAAACAGATAACCCCTTCTGTTTTTTTTGTTTTTGAAAAGAGGTGGAAATATGCGAGGTTTAACGAATCAACAAAGAAATTTTTGTGAAGAATATGTAAATAATGGAAACAACGCAACTCAAGCATATTTAAAAGCATATAAATCTTGCAAGAAAGAAGAGGCAGCAATGGCTGGTGCAAGTCGAATGTTAAGAAATGTTAAGGTTAACAACTATATAACTGAATTGAGACAAAAGTTGCAAGAAAAAGCCATTATGACAGCAGAAGAAAGAATGAATTGGTTGACTAAAGTAATTAATGGAGAAATAAAAGAACAGAGTGCAGTTTTAAAAACTAATTGCGAAACAGGAGAACAAGAACTAATAGAACAAGATTTTCCAAGTAAATTAGATACTAGATTAAAATCTATGGATATATTAAATAAAATGACAGGACAATATGTAACTAATTTGAACGGGAATATAAACATAACATATGAACAAGCTTTAAAAAAAGTAAGTGAAGAAAATGAATATTAATACAAAAAAGTATATTGAAGAATTTATCAAAATAAGAGATAAAGCAGGAAAAATAATTGATTTAAAATTAAATCAAGGACAACAGAAATTATACGACGCAATAAAGAAACAACATGATGAAGGTAAACCAATTAGAATAATAGTGTTAAAAGCTAGGCAGATAGGATTTAGCACATTAACAGAAAGCATTATATTCAAAAATACTGCAACTAAGTTTAATGTAAATGCAGGTATCATAACTCATAAAGAAGAAGCTACAACAAACTTATTTAATATGAGTAAGAGAATGTACGATAATCTTCCTACAGAAATAAAACCGGCATTAAAAAGAAGCAATGCAAAAGAATTGATATTTGATAATGATTCAGGAACAGGATTAAAAAGTAAAATAAAATGTATGACAGCAGGATCTACAGGAGTTGGAAGGTCAGATACATTTAATTATTTACATATATCAGAACTAGCATTCTGGGGAAACAATGCAAAAGAAACTACAATAGGTTTATTTCAAGCAGTTCCTAATTTGCCAGATACAATGATTATAATAGAATCAACCGCTAATGGCTATGAATACTTTAAAGAATTATGGGATATGGCTGTAAGAGGAGAATCAGATTTTATTCCAGTATTCGTAGGTTGGAATGAACTAGACGAATACAAAACAACATATACAGGATTTGAACTTACGGAATACGAGAAAAACATTCAAAAAACATATAATTTATCACTGGAACAATTAAGCTGGAGAAGATGGTGTATAAAGAACAACTGTGGCGGTGATGAAGAACAATTTAAGCAAGAATATCCAATAAGTCCACACGAAGCGTTTATTAGTAGTGGAGCATGTATATTCGATAAAGAAATAGTAATAAATAGAATATCGGAGTTACCTAAGCCGTTAAAGATAGGTTACTTTACATATAAATATGATGACACTATGCCTGCAGGAAAAAAAATCACTGATATTGAATGGGCAAATGACAAGAATGGATATATAGAAATATATGAAGTTCCAAACATTTACAAATACTGTATTGGTGGTGATACTGCTGGTGAAGGTTCTGACTTTTTTACTGGTCATGTCTTAAATGCCAAGACTGGTAAACAGGTGGCAAGACTAAGGCATCAGATGGATGAAGATTTATATGTAAGACAAATGTATTGTCTAGGTTATTATTATGCTAGCAAAACAAGAACTAAAAGAATAGATCCAGCACTTATTGGTATTGAATCTAATTTTAGTAGCTATCCTAACAAAGAACTAGTTAGATTAGGATATCCAAACTTGTTTGTTAGAGAAAGAGAGGATAGATATACAGGTGTAATGGAAAAATCTTATGGATTTAGAACTACATCAGTAACTAGACCTGTAATAATAGCTGAATTAGTTAAAATAGTTCGTGAGAACATTGAACTAATTAACGACAAACTTACGCTTGAGGAAATGCTAACTTTTGTGAAAAACGAAAAAGGCAGACCTGAAGCACAAGAAGGATCTCATGATGATTTAGTCATGGGATTAGCAATTGCCTTCTATATCAGAGACCAAGTTGTATTTGATATAGAACCAATAAGTGTAGCTCAGGTATTCAACTTTAGTAATGAAGAATCAGAAGAGCTAGATTATGGTGAGGAGTTAGTAGTGATATAGGGTGCAATTAAAAGTTGTTAAATGGTTATCAGCAGCAGCCCTTGTCTCCTATATTTAAATAAGGGATCACTCTTCCTATGCCTATTTCTATTAACTGACTGATAAGCAGTGTACTGGTAATATGTTTTGAAAGCTATACACTATTGAATAATAAGTACATATTGCTGGTACAGTACTTATTTAAGTATGTAAAGGAGATGTGTTTATTATGAAAAAAAGAAAATATAGAGAATTACATAAAAAGAAAAAAAATAAAAATAAAGAAATAACTCAAAATGGCACAGAAAATTTTGAAAAAGAAAACAAAAAAGGAATTATTTTTTTTGAAAAAATGTTTAATAAAAAAGAAGAAAATGGGAATCAAGAAACAAGTGATGTGGAATGACATTAGAGGTCATTCTTTTTTGTAGTATTTTTGGATTGTTTAATTTAGCAGCATATACACTTGGATTAAGAAATGGACAGAAATTAGCAAAAAAAGAAGAAATAAAAATGCCAAATATAAATCCTATTGATGCAGTAAGAGATGAAATAAAAAGACATGAGGAAAGAAAAGAACAAGAAGTAATAGATATAATGCTTGAAAACATTAATAACTATAATGGCACAGAGATAGGACAAAAAGAAATTCCTAATTAAAGAATAGGAGGAGTTGTAAATGAGACCCGAAGAATTACCAAAAACTGATATATGGCAACTATTTGAAAAAGGCAAAGCCTTTAATAGAATGAGAAATGTGTTTTCAGATACAGATAAGAATTATCGAATGTACAATGGAGATCAATGGTATGGATTAAAAATAGCAGGTATCGAGCCAGTACAATTAAACATAATTAAACCAATAGTTAAATATAAAGTAGGAACTATTAATAGCAATTATTATTTGCCAGTATTTAGTTCTGAAAACTTAGATGATAATGAGTTTAAAGAAGTAGCGACAAAAACATGTGAACTATTAAATAAATTTGCTAGAAAAGTTTGGGAAAAAGATAGCATGGATTATAAAACGAGAGCAATATCCAAACATAGTGCCATTAATGATGAATGTCCAATATATGTAACATATAATGATGATACCAATTTACCAACGCACGAAATATTATCTAAAAATGATATATATTACGGAAATGAAAATGATAGTGATATTCAGTCTCAACCATATATAATAATTAAGCAAAGGAGACCAATAACAAACATAATAGAAATGGCTAAAAAAGAAGAAGTATCTGAGGAGAGACTAAGATATATAGTCGGGGATACTGATACTTTTGAAGAAGCTGGGGAAGTAGCAAAAGATGAAGTAGATAATATGTGTACATTATTAACTAAATTCTATAAAAAGGATGGTAAAGTACATTTTTCACAAGCTACAAAATACTGTGAAATAAAAAAAGATAAAAACACAGGATTAAGTCTTTATCCGATTGCACATATGCTTTGGGAAGAAAAAGAAGGAGATGCAAGAGGAGAAGGAGAAGTAAGATATTTAATTCCTAACCAATTAGAAATAAACAAAACTGAAATGAGAAGATTAATATCTGCAAAAAACACCGCTTATCCGCAAAAAGTTGTTGATATGACAAAAATACAAAATCCAAATGCGGTAAATAGCGTTGGTGGATTAATAAAAGTTAATGGTCAATCATTAGATGATGTAAGAAAAGCAATAACTACTATTAATCCAGCTCAGATGTCAACTGATGTAGAAAAAGTAATGAATGAGTTGATTTCAATAACAAGAGAATTAGCTGGTGCAGGCGATGTAGCAACAGGAGATATTAATCCTGAGAGTGCCAGTGGTAAAGCAATATTAGCAGTACAACAAGCATCACAAATGCCTATTACAGAACAAACTTTGGCATTAAAAACAACATTAGAGGATTTGGTTAGAATATGGCTAGATATGTGGAAAACTTATGCAACAGATGGATTAGTAATAGATTATGAAACAACTGATGACATAACAGGAGAAAAAGAAACACATCCAGTGAAAGTTCCATATACAGTTTTACAAGCTCTACAAGCAAATGTAAAAGTAGATATAACACCAAAAAGTCCATATGATAAATTTGCACAAGAGTTATCATTGGAAAATATGTTAAAGGCTGGATATTTTAGTTCACAGAGATTAAGTGAATTAGAAGTTTATGTTGAACTATTAGATGATGATAGTTCTATGCCTAAAACAAAACTATTAGAAGCAATAAAGAGAATGAAAGCTATTCAAAACAGAATTACTGAGGTACAAAATGAAGCACAGCAATTACAAATGCAAGCTGAGCAATATTTAGGTACACAAAGTGATATAAATAGTATTGGACAATATGGAACTAATATGATTAATCAAGCAATGCCAGTAGAGTAGGTATTGTTTTTTTATAGTCCAAGCATTGAAAGACTTAAAAAGAAAATGGAAAGTGAAGTCAAACACTTATAGAAAATAGGAGGAAGATTATGAACGAAGAATACGTTCAAGAAGAACCTGTTACAGAAGTAACTGAAAATACTGATGCTCAATCAGCAGAAGAAGTTGAGGAAGGTATAGAATTAACTGATACCACTTCTAATGAAGAAGAAAAAGAAGAAGTTAAAACTTATACTGAGGAAGATTTAGAAAAGATAGTTAATGAGAGAATCAATTCTATATTACCTAACAAAATCGAAAGAGAACGAAGAAAGATTGATAGAGAATATAGAAACAAACTATCAAAGTATGAAGAAACCGAAAGTATACTAAGTGCTGGATTAGATAAAAAAAACATTGATGACATTAACGGAGAGTTAAGAAATTTCTATAAAAATCAAGGTATTGAAATTCCAACACATCAAGAACCTAAATATTCAGATGATGATGAAAAAGATTTAGGAGAATCTGATGCAAGAAAAATCATTAAATTAGGATTTGATGAAATGCAGGATGAAGCAAATAGACTAGCAGACATAGGAACAGCTAATATGACTGTTAGAGAAAAGGCTGAGTTTAGCATTCTTGCACAAGAGCTAACAAATGAAAAAAATAAAAAAGAGTTAGCAAAATTAGGTGTAAAAGAAAGTTTACTAGAAGATTTAAATTTCAGGCAGTTTTCTAGTCAATTTAATTCTAATGTACCTATCCAAAAAATATATGAAATGTATTCAAAAATACATGAAACAAAACCAAAATATGAAAATCCAGGAAGTATGAAAGGTGTTACAAAACCAGGAGTCAAAGATTATTATTCACCAGAAGAAATAGAAAGATTAACCGACGAAGAATTGGCAAATCCTAAAATCTGGGATGCAGTAAGAAAATCAATGACTGGACAATCATAACTTCCTAAAATAAGGAGTTGATAAAATATGGCTGTAGCAAATACAGTAACAAATTTCCAACAAACAATTTGGTCAAGATCAATTTTAAGAAGTTTAGATAAAATAACTTCATTAAGAAACCATTGTAATTTTCAATATGAAAAAGATTCAAAGAATGCAAAAGAAGTAAAAATATTATCAGTAAATAGACCTACTATCAGAACATATGTACCAGGAACAGCAATTACTCGTGAGAGTGCTAGTGATAGTTCTCAACTATTAAAGTTAGACCAATACAGATACTTTAATTTTGAAGTTGAGGATATCGTTAAGGCTCAATCAGTACCAGGATTAATGGAGGCATTAACAGATGAAGCTGGAAAAGGGCTAGCCCTAGAAGGAGATAAGTATGTAGCAGCTATTGTAAAAGCAGATGTTGAAGCAGAAACACCAACAGTTGAAATGAGTTCTAGTGTTATTAATTTAACAACTAATAATGCTATGGGAAGTGTAGAAGATGGCTTTGCTAAATTATATGCAAATGATTGCAAGGTATCAGATATGTTTTATCTAGAATTAGCACCAAAAGTATTTACTACATATAGACAACAATTAACTGAATTATCTACTAACAACCCAGAAATCCTAAAAAAAGGTGCTGTTGGTAAAATTAATAATGCCTATGTGTGCATCGAAAATTGCTTGCCTACTGGTAGAGCAACTGCACAAGCAACCGCTGATAACGTTTACTATAATATTTTAAGAACTGATAAAGCTATTGCATTTGCTGAACAAATTGAAAAAGTTGAGCATTATAGACCAGAAGATGCATTCACAGATGCAGTAAAAGGTTTATATGTATTTGGAGCTAAAATAATTAGACCAAAAGAAATTTATATAATGAAAACTTCAATGTAATCTTGATAAAACGTTTTGGAAATATATAAGAGCTTTTTAGCTCTTTTTTATCGTGGGAAAGGTAGAAGAGTGGTTCGATTCCACTCCCTACGACCTATTAGGAGGAAGAAAATGAATAACGAATTATTTACAATAAAGCCAAGTTTAAAACAATTTTATGGTAGAACAATAAATAAGGATACCAAATTTGATGAAAAGACAGAAGATGGAGAAGTACATCAAATATTAGATAATTTAAAACTAATAACAGAAATAAATAGAGAAAGCGAATACGATGGTATAAAAAGTGTGGAATATAGTAAACTTACACAAGATTTAAAAGAAGGTACAGTGTTGATATGGAGTGAAAAAGAAGGTTATATAATTCCAAATGTACCCGTATATAAATTAAAAGATTTAGAAAAAGAAATAAAAGAAATAAAAGAAGTGTATAAAGATAATACAGATATAAATCCTAAGGAATAGGAGGAATATAATGACATTACAAGAAATGAAAAAGAAAGTATTAGGATTAATAGAAGAATTAAATCCTAGTAGCCCAGCTTTAACTGATGACCCAGATATTGCTACAAAACTAAATGATGTAATAAATCAAATTCAAAATGAATTAGCCAGAATAAAAAAAATTCCAGCAAAAAAAACACTAGAAGTATTAAATAACGATGAAGTAGATTTGAAAGATATTGATGAAAAAATATATCAATTAAATATTGTTCGAGGAGTAGAAAATGTAGTTTTAGGAGATACTATATTATTTAATGGTCATGGGACAGCTAAAGTTTATTATTATAAATATCCAACACAAATTACATCAGAAACGACAAATGAGTATGAATTTGAATTATCTCAAGATTTATTAGAAATAATGCCATATGGAGTAGCAGGAGATTTATTGAAATCAGATATATCTGCAAATTATGGACAAATATATTCAAGTAGATATGAACAACTAAAACAACAATTTGATCCAAGATATCATACAGGAAGTATTTATATAGATACAGGTGGTGAGAATAGTGAGTTCTTATAGTTCAAGTGGTGGTGTTCCGAGTGGATACTTAGTAACAAGAAAAGTAGATAATTTTGCAGGTGTTGATTTCAGTAATAGTGATACAAATTTAGCAAGAAGTCCTGATTCCTTAAATATGTGGAAAAACTATAAAAAAAATAGTAATGGTATCGAAACAAGACCTGATGTGGAGTTAGTCGAAGAATATGACAACACCATATTTGGTCTCTTTTTTTATGACATAGGAAATACAACACATAAAATAGTACATTGTGGAACTAAATTATACGATGATGATAATGTAATTTTTACAGGAATGAATTTAATTAAAAGCCAATCATTTATATTCAATAACATATTTTATATAAAAGACGGAATAAACTATTTAGAATATGATGGAGAAACGATAAAAGAAGTAGAAGGAACGATACCAACTACTTCAATTGGGGATGCATCAGGAGCAGGATCAACCTATCAAGACGTAAATCTATTAACAGGACTTAGAAAAAATCTAAGAATAGGAGATGGAGAAACAACAACATTTAAGTTAGATACAGAAAATATAGATAGTAATTATACTGTAACTGCAGTAATAGAAGGAATAACATATACTCAAGGAGTAGATTTTTCTGTTAATGTTACAAAAGGTGAGATAACTTTTAATTTAGCACCTCCAGCACCTCTCACAGATGGACAACATAACGTAGAAATATTATTTAGAAAAACAGTACAAGGATATAGAGATAGAATAAATAAATGCACTCTATTAGCAGTATTTGATAATAGAATATTTTTTAGTGGTAATCCAGATTATCCTAATGCAATTTTCCACAGTTCTGTGGAAGATCCAAGATATGTATCAGATTTAGATTACTATAATGAGGGCTTAGATTTGTCTCCAGTAAAAGCACTAGTACCAGGTAATAATGCTCTATGGGTATTTAAAGCACCATCACAGGCGAATACTACAGTATTTTATCATAATCCAGTAATTGATAATGCATATGGGAAAATATATCCATCTACACATTCAAGTATTAGTACAGGTTGTGTGGCAACAGGAATTAATTTTAATGATGATATAGTATTCTTCTCAGATAGAGGAATGGAAGCAATAAGTGGAGATATAACAACAGAACAAGTGTTAGCACATAGGTCGAGTATGGTAGATGGCAAGTTGCTAAAAGAATCAAATTATAAAAATATGATATTGGAAGAATGGGAAGGATATTTACTAGTAATTATAAATAATAAAATATATCTAGCAGATAGCAGACAAAAATATCAAAATGTTGATGTTGAATATGAATGGTATTATTGGGAATTTCCAGAAAGCATAACAAGTACTCAAGTAAAGAATGGAGTACTTTATTTATGTAGTAACAACAATATATATTCATTAACGAAAATAAATAGTGAAATAAATAGTTATTGGACTACTAAAAATGATGATTTTAAGTATCCAGAATTTCAAAAAACTACAAATAAAAGAGGTGGAACTGCAGAAATAAGTGGTTCAACAATAAAAGTATCAGTAAAGACTGATAATAACAATTTTAAAGAAATAGGAGAATACACAAATACAAAGGGTTATATAGTGTATCGAATAAAAAAGAAAAAATGGAAGAGACTGCAAATGAAATTTAGCTCTAATGTACCATTTGGATTAAATTCATATACATTAGAAAGTTTCGTTGGTGGATATGTAAAGAGGTGATAGAAAGTGGCGAGTTATAACATTAATTACAATGACGATAGATTTACACAAGTTGAAAATGAAAAGCAAGCAGAATTAGACAAATATAATGAAACTTATGACAGATTAATAGATGAAAGAAACCAATTTACTAATCAACAGCAAGGATTAGTAAATCAATGGGAAGATACTCAAAGACAGATTGCTAATGATAATTTAAATCATCAAATAGATTTGTATAATCAACAAAAAGATAAAGCAGAAAGAGATTATCAAAAAGAAGCAAAAGCCAGTTATATAGACTATCAAAAAGAAGTAGATAAATATGGAGTATCTAGAGAAAATGTAGTTCAAAATGGATTATCAAATAGTGGATATGCTGAAAGT